CCGGGTCGCCAAAGAGCCGTCCATGTTCGCCACGGTGCTGGTCGAGCCGAGGTGGTCGCTCAAGAGCCACAGTGGGGCGGCTGTCCCGGTGCGCATCGCAACCCGCTCCGCCCCGGCGTAATAATACTTCACCATCGTGGAGGTGCTGCCCTTCCACTCGAAATAGTTGCCGATGGTTACTGTGGTCGTCCCGTCTTCGACGCCCACCACCCGTGCCCCGTCGCCGTCATAAACGAAAGAGGCCGTCGCCGCCCCGCTGACCGAGGTCATCCGGTTTTCGGCGTCGTAGCCCAGCGTGTAGCTCTGTCCACTCACTGTGCGGGTGGTCATATTCCCATTCGAATCATATCCGTAGCTGTTCCCATTCGAGAGCGAGGTCACGGCGTGCTTGTGGTTCGCATCCCCATAAGTATAATTCACCCCGGCCTTGCTCGCCAGGTTGCCGGTGGTTGCGTTGTAGGTGTACTGCTCGGGGCCATAATTGCCCTGGGCGCCATTTGCCGCCGAAGCCGAAATCAGCCGGTCGAGGTCGTCGTAAGTGAAGGTCTGCGTTTGCGGGCTGCCTATAATGGAATCCTGGATGTTCAACACGTTGCCCACTGCGCTATAGCTGTATGTAAAGTTCATCAAAGCGGTTGGGGTTGCCAGCGGACCTGCCTGGATGCTCGACAACCGCCCGCCTTGCAAAGCCCAACCATAATATTGATATACCGTCTGCATGATCGGCTGATTTTGCTCATTGAGACCCAGCTGGCGCAGCCGCACCCGTCCCGCCGCATCGTAAGCAGTGTTGTAGACATAATTCGTGGGCAGTTGGATATTTCCGATCCCCTTCAACGCCATCTGTGGAAGATACGTCGAGTACACCTGCTCGCCTGCATTCCCCTGGTTATCCGCCGGATAGACGATATAGGTTTGCAGGTCGGCCGAGTTGTAGGCCCATTGGGTGCGAAACGAGCCTTGTCCGGTAACAGTCTTGGTCTCGCTGGTGACCCTGCCGCGTTTGTCGAACACCCAGGAGGCGCTGCCCGATCCATCTTCCATTCTGGTGCGCTGCCCTTTGGCGTACGGATTGGTAATCGGATCGACCTCGTCATACCAGTAGCGAACCGCATAGGTGGCAGGGTTGGTCGGGCAGACATCGCCGGTCTGGTAAATTTTGCCGATCAGGCGATTGAGCGGATCGTAATACAGGCAGTTCCGCTGGCCTTTGGCGTCGGTCTGCTTGGTCAGGTTGCCAAGCGGATCGTAGGCATAACTCCAGGTCCCCATATCGGGGTCAGTCATCTGGGTCTTTCTTCCGCCCAGGTCGTAGCTCAGGCTGGTCGTCGCCCCGCCGCGGGTCGCCTGCGTCAGGCGGTCCAATGTGTCATAGTCATAGCTCACCCCGGGTCCGGTCGGCGGGGTAAACGCGAGCGCCTGGCTTAATCGATCATTCCGGCTCGGGCTGGTCGCAATTGGCCGCAACGAAGGCGATCAGGTTACGGGGAAGCTCCCTATCCTTCGGCTGGACTTCGTTCTTCCCCAGTAGGACGCGCCGGATGATCTTCTTGCCGCGCTTTACGGTCGTGATGTCGGCGATCTCGAACTTCAACTCGCCCGATTTGAAGTTCGGCAACTGATAGTTCAACCCGGTCAGGATGACTTCCTGGGCCTTCGGTTGGGCTTTCAATCCGGGTTTCTCCGCGACGATCTTCTTGCACTCCTCCGGGAAGGCCAGGAACACGCAGGCTGCGCCGGCTTCGTCCGAGCGGGCGCTGTGGCTGACCCACCAGAGCGCCTGGGCGGCCTTCATCCGGTCCAGGCCGGACTGGCCCCATTCTTCGACCCGGTCGGCCAGCACGTTCTTGAATTTCTGGATCTCCTTCGGGTCGGTCCAGTTCACCCGCCCCACCCGGGCGTTGTAGAAATACTGGATCTCCTTGGCGCCGTCCTTCAGGTCTTTCTTCGGTTCTGCGGCCCAATTGCGGAAAGCGCTGAGCGGGCGGATGCTGACCGTTTCGGACCAGTGCGGCCGCAAAGCGGGCAGCGCCAGCCGGGCAATCTGAGCGATCACGCCGTCCATAAAAGGCCAGACGGCCGATGAAAGCTCGTCATCGCTCAATTCGACCGGCTTCTCCTTCCCTTCAACCAGGTACGTGCCGTCCTTATTGACCTTCTCGATGATCGCCGGCAGGCCGCGCTTGAACGCCCAGGCGCTCTTGCCCCATGCCGTCCAGGGGGCGGTATTGCCGAACATGCGCACCAGGTTGGCCTGCATCACGGCCACTTCAACCGATACGGCGGCCTGATCGACCGAAGTCTTGAAGCCATCCGTGCCGACCTTGATGAAAAAGTTGACCCGGTTGTTCAAGGCGGCTTCCGATTTCAGGCCCAATTCTTTCGCCAGCCAGTCGCGGTCGCTGACCATGAACGTCCCGGCCGCCACGTTGGTCGCAAAGCCGACCAGGTTGACCATGCTCTTGGCGATCATATTCGCCCGGAAATCCCCATCCTTGAGCGGGCGCTTGCTCTTCGGCAGCTTGGGCGTCTCGCCCGGTTCCAACGCGCTGACCGCCCGCCACAGGGCCGGCTTGTCATTGCAGTCCACCAGACGGATGGCGTCGCCGTCATGGTCGAGCCCCATCCGGTTCTTGGCCCAGCTTGCGTTCACCCCGACCAGCGATTTGCCATCCCAAACCTGGATGAACGGCACGACGACATTCGTCAATTCGATCTCAGCCGATTTGCGCAAAGCCTTGAGGTCGCCCGCAACCATCTTGATATCCTCCGAGCAGACCACGATGTCGTAGTCCATCAGCCGGTCGTCCACCGCCCCCAGGCAGCCTTTCGAGCTGAAGTCTTTGCTGGAAATGCTCACCTGGACCACTTCCATGGCGAGGATGCGCTTTTCTTCCTTCGGGTTCTTTTGAGTCTGGATGGCCTGGATCGAGCCGTTGCTGTCGATCGGCGAGCGGTCGATCACCGCTTTGCCGTAATTCCCGGGCCAGCAGACCGTCCCGGCTGTGGTCGGTACGGCCGTCCGGTATTGACCCCTCAGGCTGACCGAAGATGCCAGGCGAGCGTAGTAGTCCTGCGACGAGCGGTTCAGGCTGGCCGCAATATAGGGATGCTCGATCATCCCGTTGTCGAGGTCATACAGTTCCTTCTTCTGCTCGAAGCTGTGCGGAGACGCCCACAGCATCCTGGCCGGGTCGCTTGCATCGATCAGGCTCTCGTGAATGATCGGAGCCAGCTCGGCCGCGACGTCATCCGTCCAGGGGATGCGCTGGAAGAACGAGTAGTTGTCGCGCGCCCCCCCGAGATGAATGCGCTCCTTGCGGGCAAACCGGCTCAAAAGGGATTTCTTGATATAGCCAAACCCATCCTCGACCGGGCCCATCCGGGTCACAGTTCCCGGCTGAACGACGCCGATGGTCAACTTCTCGGCCGTGAACCCGCCGAAAATGCCCTGGCCGAGCAGCCAACGGCCGACGCGCTGACCGTCTTCGACCAGCTTGACCGGTCCATCGGTGTTGGGGAAATCATGGGTCAGGCCGATGGTCTGGCCGCGCTTGACCGCCGAACCCCAACCGAACGCCCCATAATATTTCTGGCCGTTGTATTCGACTGGAGCAGCCAGTTCAGCTTCGGTCGGTCGATTGCTGTCGCCTTCGCCCATCCATTGGATCAGGATGAACTTTTCTTGCGGGTATAACTCCATCACGGGCGCATTGCGGATTTCGATCTCTTCGACGAAGCGGCCGTTCTTGTCGACCACGGTCGCAACCTGCTTGTTCTTGAGCGGTTTCATGCCTGGTCTCCCTTTCTGTGAATGAGCCTTCCCGTAGGTAGGAAGGTTGGATGTTGTGAAGAAATCGCCGCAGGCAAATTTATGATTTGGCGGATAAGAAGGGATGAGAATAAAGGGGTGTGGATGACGCCGCAACCGATACCGCTCCCGCAGCGATAATCAAGATGGGTGCGTTAGCAGCGGTCTTTAGTCACCCTGATTTTGCGTATGGAACAATAACGTTACGGACCAGCCTTGTTTTAGCGAGATAATGCGCTTTTCCTCCCACCTGGAGGCCATTTATTGGCGATCTTGTCCCACTTTGACCCAACCTGGTCGTTTCGGTAAGGCCCCGTCTCAGATCTCCCGGCTGGAGAATATTCGGTTCAATTCGGCCTGCCAAAGTTTCCTGCGCATCTTTCTACGTCGGAAGATCGGGTGGGGAAAGCGGCCTAACCGTTGTGCGTCTGGGGGGCACACCAGCGCAGTCCGGCGCAGGCCGGAAATAGGAGGATCGGGTATCGTGAAAGAACCTGTAGCCATTCGATGTGAAGGCTGCCTCTCGCCGGATTGGGGATTTCAGGCTATTCCGATGACAGGGAGGCGAGAAGCAGCCTTTCCTTGCCAGGTGCTGGCAAAAAAAAACCTGGTCAGCCAAGATCGCTCTTGACCAACCAGGTTGCTGTCTATCGAGTAGCCATGAGCTTCTCAAGCTCACGCCATTCTGCGTAGTTCAAAGCGCCAAGAACTTGAACGCCAAGTTCCTGGCAACGCCGCCACGCCATCGCCGTCTCCATCGGGCGGCGGCTGTAAGAGCGGAGGTGGCCGACATACACCGGCCTATGCTGCTCCGACCGGCTCCAGATCAGTTCAAGCAGCTCGGCGGTCATGGCTGCACCAACGCCACAGCGGCTTCAAACGCTTCCCGCAGGTCGGCCGCATCGATAGCGACCCCCAACGGCCCGGAGATGCCCTGCACGGTCGAGCAGAGCAGCGCAACGAACAGAAACAGACCGAAGAAGACGAGTAGTTTAGCCATATCAGATCTCCCATCCGGGCCGTCCCCCCTGGCGGCCCGAAATCCATTGGGAACCTAGATGCTCTTCAACTCGCCGGTCGCCGGGGTCTTCCCGCCGCTGACCTTCATGTAGGCCGCCAGCGCAACCACGAATTTCAAAACGCCGTGGCCGACGAAATCGCCGGTCTCCAACCAGGCAACCGCCTTGGCGACCGCCGCCCAACCGGTGACCAGCTGGCCGTCCTTGATGTACCAGAGCTTCTCCTGGTCGACCAACTCGATGACAGCCGCCTTCGCCAGGGCGACCTTCTCGGTGGACGTGCCGCTGTTGAACTCGCCGGCAGCCTTGCGGGCCGCCAGGTAAGCGGGGCTCTCGGCCTTGAGTTCCTGGCTCATGACCAGGTGAGCGCTGCGGGATTTCAGCGCTTGCTGAAGCGGGGTCAGTTCGGATACGGACTTGGTGGGGGAAAGTTTCTTGGCCATGGAAAAACCCTTTCTGGCTATTCGTGGGAAGCCGCCCAAAAGAGAATGTGTCGTAGTCGAGTGACCACGATCATTGAAAGGGCGCCGGAGGCAAATTTTGGGTGTTGCTGTCGGGTGGGATTAGGATATTCGGGCGCTGTTTTTGTGCGCCAGCAGAGCGGAATGGCATTTAAAAGGCCGCCGCCAAAGTCGAACCCCCCTCCCCCCCCTGTACCCGCCCGCCGCCAGGGGGAGCCAGGCGGATGCCGGTCTCAGCCACCCCCCTGGGTAGCTCACTCCAGGAGCCTTCAAGGGAAGGCGTATTACCCTTTCACACCCAAAAGGTCAAAAAACCGAAGGGGCTTTCTGAAAATAGGGGAAAAACGCGGAAAATCGCGCCAAAAGGTTCAATAGAACGGATGTGTTACAATTGGAACATCTAATATCCAGGCGGAAGTATCCAGTTACGAACCTGGAACCAATCACACAGAAAGAAAGGGTTATGGTATGGAAATTTTGACCGATCTTTACAGCATTGCCATCCTGGTGGGAGCGACCGCGCTGACCGTCTCGGTCGTGGCCGGGGTCTACTTCTTCGTCCAGCAAAAGAAATCCGAAGAGGTGACGAAATGGGCCGCGCTGATCGTGTCCGGCCTGCAGCAAAAGATGAAACTGGTGGACGGGCCGCGCAAATTCGAGCTGGCGATGATCGCCTTACGGGCCGTGCGCGACCGGGTTGGAGCCAAGCTGAGCGACGAGCAATTGGAGATGCTGATCGAGGCCAATGTCTACCTGGCCAAGCAGATGGCGGCCGTGCTGCCCGGAGACCTGGACGACAAGCTGGTCAACGCCCTGGTGGGCGACCTGGAAAAGAAATAAGATGAACCTCGGCCAGGATTGGGAAGTCATCCTCCAGATCGCCAACAGGCGGCGAGAAAACAACAGGACCTCCTGGCATATCGACCGGAAATACATGGAAGTGATCGGGGTGGCCGGGGAACTGGCCGCCCGGCGCTTCCTGGGATTGCCAGAGGTCATCCACGAGCACTTCGACGGCGGGAGAGATTTTGTCTGGAGAGGGCTGCCGGTGGACGTGAAGTCGACCAAGCTGACCCCGCATGTCGACCACCGGTTTCTGCAATGGCCGATCAACAAGACCTTCAAGGCGAAAATCGTCCTGATGATGGGAATCGATATGGAGCGAAAACTGGCCGCCCCGCTGGGTTGGGCATACGCCAGCGAGGTTCAAGAAGCGCAGATCAACAACGAAAGAGAATATCCTTGCTACGAAATTCCAGTCACCGACCTGAGACCGGCCTGGATGCTTTTCACGATCCAGTCCCAAAACCCAAAAGAGTCCAAGACCCTGCCGCAATCCGTTTCGCCCTGAAGCGAGACGGCTGCTGCATGGTCGGGCTGGATTTCCCCGGCGTCTACGGGCCATGCTCGGCCGGGCTGGATGTGCATCACATCCAAGCCAGGGGATCGGGCGGCGCAGATCGGAAAGAGAACTTGATCAGCGTTTGCCGGGCCCATCACGACCTGGCCAAGACCGGCAGGATCGGGCAGGCCGTCTTTCGCGGCATATTAGCGCGACGCTATGGATACCAGGACGGCTGAATAATGGCCGTAACCGACGCGGACCGGGCCGCTCTGATCTGGGCCCGAAGGGAGAGCGGCTACTTCCACCGGGCGACCGATTGGTACCTGAGCGGGTGGAAACCGATGGGGTATCAATATGCCTGGCACCAGGTCACCAAAATGAACGCCACCTGGATCGGCGGGATCGCCACGGCGAAGACGTCCACCAACGCGGCTTCCAATACGATGGACTGCCTGGCCTACCCATACTTCCGGGCGCTGAATACCAGCATCACCGCCAAACAAGCCGAGCTGCCGTTCGCGATGTTTATGCTCTGGATGGAGGGCAACCCGCGCCTCGAGCATCTGGTCGAGGACATCAAAGTCAAGCCCTGGCCGATCATCACCTTCAAGAACTATTCCACCTACGAATTCCGCACGGCCGGGCTGAACGCCCAATTCATCCGCGGCTTTGAATACGACCGGATCACCTTCGACGAATGCGCGCTGGAAACCTCCGAAAAGACCGTCGAGACGCTGCGCGGGCGCTTGCGCGGGACGAGACCCTTCGGCGAGAAGCGGGTACCGCGCCTGGCCCGGCTGGACACCATCACATCTCCCGGCGCGGTGCTCTGGCTGAAGGAAAGGTACATGAAGGGCCTGAAGCCGGAGCAGCAACACCTGTATTTTTCGTTGAAGACCGCCACCTGGGACAACATCTACCTGACCGCTGAGCAGATCGAGGCGATGAAGGCGGAGATGCCGCCGGACGTGATCATGGTCGAGCTGGGGGGCGACTTCCCGGAATACGGGGCCGCCTTCTTTCCGGAAGTTCACGTGGACGCCTGCATCGATCCGTCGCTCTACGACATCGCCTATATCTCGCTCAATCCAGAAGACGGGAGCAAACCGAAAGAGGGCTACCGCCTCGAAGAAGACGGCCGGGCCGGGATCACCCTGTTCGAGCTTCCCTACCAGCCCGGAAAGAGGTACGTCATGGGCGGCGACCCCGGCCGCGGAAATCCGCCTCACCGGAACGCCGGCGTGGTCATGGCGGCCGATATCAGCAACCCGAACGCCAAGCGGTTGGTGTACTGCCATTGGGTCGCCGGGAATGGCTCGATCAACCCCTTCATGGACGCCTACCGCTATGCGCTCGAAAAGTATTCGCCCGAAGCCAAGGGGCTGGACACGACCGGCACGCAGGCCATGCTGGACGAGATCGCCTTCACCAATTACGGGATCAACACCGACAAGATCAACTATGCGACCGACAAACACGGGATGCTCAACACCCACCTGGCCGATATCCTCAACCACCGCTGGAGGATCCCGCAGATCCAGGGGTTGATCCGCCAGACCAAGTCCTATACCCTCGAAGACGACAAAGACATCCCCCAGGACCTGGTGACAACCTGGGCGCAGCTCTCCTGGCTGGCCAGGACGATGCAGACCGGAGAGGTCGACCCAAGAAGAGGCAACGAGCGATACGACCAGACCCGGGGCTTGCGGCCGCTGGTGCGCTCCGGGTACAGAAGCCCAATTTCGAGACGGCGGCGCAGATGAACGCTAAGAAACGATCCAGGAGCAGCCATGTATCTTTTCCGCTGTAGAAAATGCGGCCGGGAGATCGAGGTCAACCCGATCCCGTTCGCCCCGATCCCATGCCAGTGCGGCCACGAAATGAACCGGGTCTACACCGCCCCCAACGTGATCTACAAGGGCTCCGGCTTCTATAGCAACGACAAGAAGCTCACCCCGGTCCCGCCGGAAGACTACGATCCGCTGGTCGATTGACGGCTTCGATTCGACGGATCCTGTCCAGGTCTATCTTATTAATATTACAACTGTAACTAATTCTTGACAGATGAAACAGGCCATGATAAGATATTACGCAAGCCAAGAGGAAATATCCATTCTCGCTGACATCGAAGAGGTTGGGTACGGAGAAATCTACGCCATCGAGAACCCGGATTGCGCGGCAAAAACGCTGATCGAAATCAGCCCGCAGAAAAAGAATTTGCTCGAGGCGCTCAAAAGGATCGGCAAAATAAGCCGGTTGATCGTTCACGACAGCGAACCGGCTTCAATCGAATACCGGACGATCACAGAAAACGGGCGCAAATGCCTGAAAAAGATGAGAATGTGACCCGACTGTACGAACAGAGGGCTGACCCAAAATCAGCCCTCTGTTTTATTTGAGGTAAAAGGATGCTCGATATTCCGGCCTGGGCCGACCTCGGCGACGACATCAGCGAACAAGTGACCGATCTATGGGCGCACCAAATGGGCCTGCTCACCCGTTACGAGCACTACTACTCGGGCAGCGTCTTCTTCGAGTACGTCGAGAAAGAAACCCCGTCGGATCCGGACGTGCCGCTGTTCCCAGCCGGGATCAACCTGGTGAAGATCCTGTGCACCAACCTGTCGGATACGGTATTCGGGGAATGGGAGACCAGGCCGGTCAATTTCAAGAGCCATAACAAGACCGGCGCAGACAGCCTGGACCAGGACGCGATCGACCTGGTCAACGACATCATGGACGCGAGCAATTTTGCGAGCGCCATCTGGGAAGGCGAGCTGGATCGAAATCGCTACGGCGGATGCGCCCTGCGCGTCTCGGTCGCCAACGAATACCCCTATATCCGCTGGAGCCGGGTCAGAAGAGATGGCTTTTTCCCGGTCTGGGATCCGGAAAACCCGGACAAGCTGATGGAGGTCTGGGCCGTTTCGCTGATGGCGCCGGAGCAGGTGCGCTTGAAATTCGGGGCCAAACCGGCGCGACAACGGTCGGTCTACGTCGAGCATTGGAGCAATGATCGCTACGACACCAGGCTGAACGACATCCCGCTCGCCAGCGGGTACAACCCTTTCAGGCTCACCCCGTTTGTGTTCATCCCGCGCATTCGGACGAACTACTGGTGGGGAGATGCGATCACCGAGGACATTATCCCGCTCCAGGATGAACTCAACATGGGGATCGGCGATATCGGCGACGTCATTCGCAAGAACGCCCACCCGATCACGTATGGCTACAACATCCCGTCCGGCTTCAAGAAGGAGATCTACAAGACCAACTCGGACAGCATGTGGGACTTCGGCCGCCAGACCGGCGAACTAGAACCACATGTTGGCGTTCTCGAGACAAAGGGGAATGTCCTGGGGCCAGCCTCGGACCAGGTCAAGTTCCTGCTTCGAATGGCACGAGACCACGCCGGTACACCTGCAATCGCCTATGGGGATGACGACGGTGGCGGGCAGCGATCCGGGGACACCCTCGAAATCCGGCTGCGGCCGATCATGGCAGCCGCCAGGAGATCTCGCTCCTACTTGAGTACAGGCTTAAAACAGCTGCTGAAGATAACATCGATCATCCTTGCACAAAAACAATTCCCCGAAGTTCCGGCCAGAGTACCGGAGAGAATTGCAAAACTATCACCCACTTATGCAGAAGTTCTTCCTCGGAGCAGACAGTCTCTTGTCGATGAAATCGTAAAGCTCCTCTCGACTGACCCGCCAAGCATCAGCCTGGAGACGGCGGTCATTCTTTTGGGCCGAGGCACCAAGGAGATCGACTTAATAAAAAGCATGATCAAAGACGAAGAGCTTCGGAAACAGGTTGAAAATGAGAATAATTTTTCCGACGGACGAGCACTTCCCGTTTCAGGACGAGAAGGCGAGAAAGATAGCTCTGGAGATAACAAGAAGGTTCAATCCGGACCTAAGAATAACGGGGTCTGATGGGCTAGATTTTTATAGCCTCTCAAAGTTTTCCAAGAACCCTATAAGGGAAAAGGAAGCTACCTTACAAACTGAAATAAACAAGTGGAGAGCCGGCCAAAGAGAGTGGGCCGACGCATCCCCTAACGCTGAAGTCTTCTACCTTATCGGCAATCACGAAGATAGACTTCGGAAATGGCTATGGGACCACAGGGACATCTCGTCATTGGAGGTGCTTACTCTACCAAACCTTCTTGGATTTGCGACACTCGGAATTCAGTGGAATGGAGAGGATAACCATAAAGAACTTGATCTGGGCGGCCTCCTTATAACCCACGGACACCTTGTAAGGAAAGACAGCGCGTACAGCGCAAAGGCGCACCTTGAAAACGAGAAATACGCAAGAACACTGATCCATGGTCACACCCACAGGGGTGGAACATACATGGTAACAACGAGAGACGGGATAATCCAGGCTCAGGAGAGTTTCTGCCTTTGCAAACTCGATCCAGAGTATATGAGAAACCCGAACTGGCAACAGGGAATTGTCCTTGTTGAAGTCATCAACGGGATAGCAACAATAGAAGCAATCCCGTTCAATAAAAAGAAGAACAAGCTCGTCGCCAGATGGCGAGGTGAAGAGTATCTTTCGAAATAGAAAGATAAAGGAGAAAAGAGATGGCGATTGATGTTGATGATGCAAATATTGTTGGAAACCGCACAAAAGAAAACCTAAAGCTCTTTGCCGAGCTGGTTGATGAGGCCCTGGCCGCCGCCGGGGTTGTCGACCCAGCGGATCCGGTTGCAGATCTTACTGTGAACGGGGGCGCAATTCCGGGCACAAATGATGGAGATATCCCTACGTTGACGCTTACCTCTCCGTCCCTCTTTGAGAACTCTGGGGCGATAGGCGGGACAAACGATGGGAACCTCCCCGACTTAACCACCCCGGACACAACCAACCTGGCAGCGGCGGTTAGAGAGGTCGCGGCCGAATGCAACAAACTGGTAACTGATGGCGCAATCCTGAAAACTGCGATCCAGGAACTCGCCGCAAAGATCAATGAAATCCTCGACGCCCTGCGCGATGCAGGCGTTATCGAAGAAGCGTAAGGAGCATCTGAATGACCGAAGAAACCAACACCGAAACTGGACAGCAGACTACTGTCCCTGCCCAGCAGTCAGTCGATTGGGAAAGTCGCTACAAAGGAACCGTCTCGAAGATTGACGAGCTTGTAAAGCAGCAAAAACAACTCCAAGCCGAGCTTGCCGAGAAAGCCTCCCTGTTGGAGCAGCTCAACGGACAACTCAGCCTCAAGGACGTTGAAAAAACTGCGGCCGTCAGCGAAAGAGACAAAAGCATTGAGACACTTGTCACCGCAAGCCAGGCTGCCGAAAAGGAGCTGGCAAGACTGAAAGCGCTCGAGCTCAAAGTTAAAGTGTCCAAGGAGATGAAAAAGCCGGAACTGATAGGGATCCTCGACACGATCCCGGATGTTACGGACGAAGAGGCCCTCAAAACCATAATGGGGTCAATTGCTGGCTTCGCCGACACTCTAGTCAAACAGCGCGAAGAGCAACTCCTCGCAGGGATCACGACTGTGGCAGGAACTGCCGCCGGCGGATCCCCATCCGAACCAGCTTCAGACGAAGCATGGAAAAAACGGATCGAAGGTCTTCCCCTTGGATCGAGAGAGCGATCAGCTGCGCTCGAAGCATACGGTGGGTGGCTCAACACAACCCACTCAAGGAGATAAGACATGGCTAACGAATATACCACCGGAGCCCTGTGGAGCACCACTTTACCCGATTGGCAGCGCGACTATTACAGTTTGCTGCTGCTTGAGACACTGCGAACCAAGTCGATCTTGGTTCCTTACTGCGCCTACAAGGCTGACTACTCTGGCGCCAATAGCGGTGTGGTTATCTACACCGAGGTCATGGACACCGAGCCCGATTGGTCGCCCCTGACCGAGACCGATATCTGGCTGCGCGGCGGACACCTGGACAGCCGGACCGTGAAGATCGAGCTGGAAATCCACGGCGATATCCTGAAGTTCTCGGATTACTCTGAGATCGTTCAGTACATCAAGAAAGGCGACATCGCCGGCCTGGTCCGCGAAAAGATCGGCCAGAACCAGACGGACTACCTCGACATTCTTGCGAGAAACGCCTTTGCTTCCCACCCGAACAAATCGTTCGCCGGTGGCGCCGCTAACCGGGCTGCCCTGGCTGCGGACGACTACTTCACCCTGGATCTGCTCGAGACGATGCGGATCCACTTGGAAGAGAACGACGTCCCCGGCTTGATGCCGTCGCAAGACAGCGAACTCCAGACCCTGGCGGTCGTGACGACCCCTCGCGTTATCAAGGATATTCGCTCGGGTATGAAAGCCGGCGAATGGAAAGCTGCTCAGGAATATGCTGGCAGCGGCCGCCTGTTCAATGGCGAGGTGGGTATGTGGAACGGCATGCGCTTTATCCGCACCAACCGCCTGCGCCTGCGCAACGCCGGTGAAGTCCTGGATCAAACCGCCCTGGCCGTGGCCCCTTCCGCCGGAGACGGCGCAAAACAGACCGTCGACGCTGTTTACACCGTCGGTCAGTCTACCTCGACCCGCTATATCACCGTCGACAGCACCGTCGGCTTCGCCGTTGGCGACTATGTCACCATCCACGATGGTGATCTTGGCACTGCTGTTCTGGAGAGCGATGGCTCCCAGGAAACCCGTCGGATCACCGAGGTGGTTGACGGTACCAAGATGCGGCTGAACAAGCCGTTGTCGAAACCGCACTCGATCGACGACTATGTCACTCACGCCCGCGACGTTCACCTGACCTTCACTCTTGGCGGTCCTGCTGTTGTCTACGGCGTTGGCGAGGCTCCTCACACAATCTTCCCGCCCACCTACGATGACCTGATGATGATCCAACGGATGGGCTGGAGAGGCTTCTTGAAATTCCAGATGTTCCGGCCGGAATTCATGGAAGCTGTCGAAAGCGCCGGCTCGACCGACTAAGGAAAATCAATGTCAACCTGGGGAACTTTACTCGCTGATATACGTATCGACCTGAAAGATGCCGGAACAACGAAACGCTGGTCCGATGAAATAATCTTTCTGTTCGCCAAAGACGCCATTCGAGCGTACTCGGTCGATCTGCCGATGCAGGTCTATCGCGAGGTGCTCACTGCTGCGAATGGGTCATTCGCCCTACCAAGCCAATACACCGGTATTATCAGCGTGGAAAGTTCAGAAGGCGTCTATCTTGCACGATACGAGCCACTACAAGGCAAGCGGATAAAGCTCCCCAGCGAGGCAAGATCTTATTACGTATCCGGATATGTACTCTATCTCGACGTTACCCCATCGGATGGTGACACAATCTTGTTTTCCTACAAGAAAAGTCACGATGTTCCGACATCGAAAGATGACACAACGAAAGCGATGACATATCCGGCAGAAGACGAAGAGATCATCCGGCTGTTCGTGAAAGCAAAAGTCGCAGAACAAATGAGGCTCGCCCAGTCAGGCCTTGACCGCTTCAAGCCTGGCTCTGGATCAAGAGACGACAACCCTCTTATGCCAGAGCACGACGAACTTATGGGCGAGTTCAGGCGAAGAATAGCCGAAAGAAGTGGTGGGATTATCCACCTGAACAGAACTGGCAGGTTCTCGTGATCAACGAGCTAATCATCGACAAGGTCATCGAGGTACTTCAGGAAAAGCTGATAGATGACATAAACCCGCAGGACGAAACGAGAGCGGGTATTGTCATGAAGGGTCAGCTTCAGGGAGACCCAGACCCGGACATAGCGAGAATATCTGTAACCGTTCACGAAAACGACCCGGACGCATTCTACTCAGGCATGGTAACAGCCATGCACCACAACCAAGGCTGGGATGACAGCGTAGCTGAAATCTACTGCGCCGGAAGTGGAAGCGAGACGGTATGGAACAGAAGGTTCGTCGTCAAAGCGAGATGCCTTCTAATACAAACCCAAGAAGATCACGAGACCGCAAGAACTGTGGCCTCGACAATAAGAGCAAGAATAGAAAGAGCACTTCTTGGCATTGACTGGGCTGGTGTAAGCGAAGAGAACGAATATGTTTCCCGCGGGGCAGTTGCGGAGACTATGAAATCAGAGGCTCTGCAGAGCGGCGGCCCGCCAGACAGTTACGACTACTTTATCAAAGTACGCTTTGACGTACAAACTACATTGAACCTCTAGGAGGAAGAAATGGCTTCTGCAGAAAACTCTTATGTCGGTTTCGCCAAGCAGTCTGCTAAAGGCACCCCTGCAACCACTGGCTTCGGCTACTTCAGCTTTAGCCGCGGCGGAATTGGCCCGCAAAACCAATATATCAGCCCGGACCAAGAAATTGGCACCGGCGGCTTACCGACCGACCTGGAAAAAGGCGGTGTATTCAGCGCTGGCGCGTTCGAGTTCACTCCGCACGCGCATAATATCGGCCACTGGCTGACCGGTGTTCTGGGCGAGAGCGCGGCTCCTGTAGCCGACGGCACGGGCTACAAGCACACCATCACGATGAAAACGGATGTCTTCGACACGCCGTATTACACGTTCCATTCGAAGCCCGGCAACCTGTGGGGCGAGGAATTCGACGATTGTCGAATTGCCGCACTCACGTTAAGCTGGAAAGCAGCCGATTACGTTCGCGCCCAGGCGGCCGTCATTGGCCTCGCCGCAGCTGGTGGATCCGTTCTAACCGCTGCCGCACCCGACGTAAAGCCTACGTTCATCGCGCCCGTGTCCGTAATCACCGGCCTCGGTGAAACCCTGAAGGTGCTGCGCGGCTCCGTTTCGTTCGGCGCCCAAATCCCGATGGATGAACAGTGGATCACTGGTGCGTACTACCCAGACGGCGTCGACATCACGGCGCGGCAGATCGGGATCAGCTTGCTTCTGAAAATTTCAGATGCAACGCTGTACAACAAGATGCAGTACGACCCGGCTGGCGGATCGGCATGGCTCGCTGGTATCTTCAAGGATGACATCGAAGTCGACTTCTACTCGTCTCAGACATACGATACCGGGAAGAAATATGGGATAAAGATTATCCCGGATGCAGCCACAATCGCATGGACTGCCCAGCCGATCAGTCTTCAGGCCGGAAAGATCGTAACCATGCTGGCTAACGGCGTTGTGCTGAAACCATCAGGCTCGACCGAGCCCGTTGTAGTTGAGCTCTACAACGACACGTCTACCCAATACTAAAGAAAGAACCGAGGCGAAAAATGGAAATCAACTTTGGGGACTACGCAATCGTTGGCGATCACGAGTACCACTTCGAGAAATCGCCATCCTTGTACTGGAAGATTGCACCGGTTACATCAGGCGCAGAGCTGGCCCGGGCAAAGTACCTCATGCACAATCGCATGGTAACAGATACAAGCGGCAACACCTTCGAGCAACCACCGACAGCACTTGAAATTGCACACCGGGAAATTGCACTCTTGTACGCCGGAACCAATATCGCAACCGTCGAGGATAAGCCAATACTCAGTGATAAACCAAGCGTCGCTGAGATCGAGCGAGCCCTTGGACAGTTTCCGCCCGAAATGATTGCAGAAATCTGGGTCGAAATCGGAAGACTGTATCCCAAATGGGGACCGGCCGACCCAAACGACTGGAAAGCGGGCTAGAGACACTCGACCTACTCCTTGATAGGATAGAAGAAGCAGTGCGTGACGCAATTCTCTCAGGGTCTACCAATGATGTTGTTCTTGGAATGACCCTGGAGATTGCGATACGATCCATCAGGGAGAACAGGCCAATATTCCCGAACCCGCTAGAAGAGCCCGTGCTTTACACGCACCTTATCAGGGTTACGAAACAGGCACTCGACGAACTTGTCGTAGTACAAACAGGAATGGACGCGGCCATCAAGAATGTAACGGGTGGGGAGTGATACCTACTCCCCGCTCGTGGCCGGACCCCAGTTAGGTATCTCCCCCATCGCTTCCCAGATCTCGAGAATAAACTCCGAAGGAAGCGATCCGAAATACAACAACTTTATATCCATCGGCGCCGTTATGAGGCCGCTCAGGCTTACGCCGTTGCTAAATTTCAAGCTACATCCCCCAAACAACAAACTGATTTCGTACAAAGCTATATCCATCACGCAGAGTTCTTCGGACGAGATGTACTTGTACCTGCGTACTTCATCTTCCGATGTCGGATGATTGATAATCCAATACTCTTCCGGGAGAAGTCTAAGGAAATGCTTTATCGGCTCCTTTTTATAGGGACCAAAATCAACTTTCTGAAAATCTGCAAACGTAATTTCTTCCATAAACAAAATCCTCCTAAAGGGATTATAACATGGCTGATTGGTCACTCGTAAACATATCCAGAACACTGCAAACCCATCTCACGCGATCTCTCCAAAACAAAATGGCAGAGACGATCGCTAACGCTTATCAACTCGATTGGGAGAAGAGAGGCAAGCCGGGCGTAGATCAATTCAACCAGCTTTCGAAAGACCCAGATCGAAGCCACGAAGTAGCAGGGATGTCCCCTATAACCTACTACTACAACACGATGAACCCAGCTGCCGCACGAGAGGTCGGGGAGCAGAATTTCTCCAATATATTCCCGGGTCTTACCGACTACAGGAAGAAAATAGAAGCTGCGGCCGCACAAGACCCATGGAACGAGAGCAAAGCAACCAGAAGGCAGTACAAAACCCAGATGGGTCTGTTCGCGGAGACCGCAGAGCTGCTTGCTCCTGAAGAGTACAGCGAAGACGGCCGCCCGACTGGCGGATATAGCCCTATCTCTGTTGCCCAGGCATCCTGGGTACTCGCCAGGTCTACTGTTCCCGCGCACATCGCCGTAGCCTCCAGCATGAGTGGAGGGCCGCATAACATAAAGCCAGATGATATGCTGGACAGAATAACCACGTCTATTACCTCTGTTGTTGGTGCCCTTCCCGGGTACACGCCCGGAGACTTCACCGCATTCTCGGCTGGCAAGATTGGCCTTGGGCGTCAGAAGAATTTGGAAAGGGCAGACGATAGAGAGCGCCCATGGGACGCCCTGTCTACGGACGTCGTTGGTGAAGATCAGGACGGCGCTGGCGACGAAGGGAGCATGGGGAGAACAACGTCCGCTGATATGCTCGCTCTTTCGTCTGGCATGGGCGATATTGCCCCTGGGCCGAGAATTAAAGTTATCGGTAAGAAAGGCAGCCCAACAAGGACCGTCATGTTCTACGACGAGGGCGGCCGCTTCAGTCACGGCAAGATGATGGGGCGGGACCAGTGGATCGAGGCGATCAAGGCCGCGAAAGAGATGGACAACACTGGCCTCAATGACATTATCGCGAACTGGGACGCCGGCGGCGCTCGAGCAAAGATGAACAGAAAGGCGAACTTTTTTCTCGACACAATGCCTGGCGACGCGCCTCTTGGTATTGGCAAAAACACAAGAATGTTTACTCCGTCTCAGGTTCTTGAGATCGCTGGGTATCGCAGCCTATCAGAGGATACCGAGAAAATAGTAAATAGTACGTTCGGCCCGGGCGGAATTGGCTTGATCGGAAGACAGGCCAATAAGCTCGTCGACCAAATGCAGGGCGGCGGTGGCGTCGACGCTGATCGGTATACCAATGACGCAGAGCTTGCCGCAGACCCCGGACAAAGAAGCACCATTCCGTTCACGAATGTCCCATTCGTAATGGCCGGGACCGGCCCAGTTTTCAACGACACAAAGACCGTCCGTAACCACCCCTTCGGGGTCAAACCTCCGCCGAAAACCGCAGAGCAAGAGGCCGAGGAGCGCGAAAGGTACATTGTCGCAAATAGGGGAAGACCAAGGACTGGGGCCAGCGTCAATATTGCCGAGATCAAGGCCCGCCAAGATGCAATGCGAGCGGCCGCTCTTGGAAAAAGAGCTACGTCAATAGACGATCCGAATTGGAGCGGCATTACCGGGTACACTCATGCAGGCTCATACGACAAAGGTGATCCGATGCGCCCTGCGTCGGCTTACGTCGGGCATGGAGCTGGCGCGCCGCCCGTTACCCCGCATACTTCAAATATGTTTTCCGGAGAAGAAGTGTGGAACCCGGAAACTGGCAGTTATGAGATACGCCAACAGTCGATCTCTGGTCTGATAGAGGACCTCAGAACCGGAAGAAGATCCACCGTCCGCCCGAACACCGACCCCGTGCCGGTAGAGTTCAACGAGAAATACGGCGGCGACCAACAGACTATCACGAAGCAGCAATACCGACAGATGATCTCTGCGCCATCGGAGACCACATACACATCCTCTGGGCGCGGTGGCTCGATCATCGCGGGTTCTATGCGCCCAAGATACAGAAGAGATGTCGCCGCTGCGCCGCTCGCACTTCCGCCGGGAAGAAAGCAAAGAGCCCCGGTCGATCCAAACGCCCGCCGTCCCATGAGGGACTATATTCGCGGGTACGAGGGAACGAGGATATCCCCAAGAAGAGAGGCTCCAATCCAGCCATATTCTGGCAGTCGATCTGGGTTGGCGGATTTCTATTCCACACTTAACAATTACGAACCTGTCCCGGAGGAACTTCCAGATGGCTTCATCGGGCCGCCTGACGTCAGCCACTACAAACTTATCGGAAACGATGACGAGGTTATATCGGCGCTGATGGACGAAGAGGAAGTATTGGTCCAGGGCGCCTACGACCCAATCAGGTACATAAGCGGCGACACGGACGCTCAGAAGGAGATCAACGCCGAAGCCGAGGACGCGAGTACGGTTGAGCAGATGATCGATGTGTCGGGCGATACCCCCATGTATCACGCCGGCCGCAACGCCATCCATAATAAGGGAAAGGCCGCTGGATACATGAACGCTTTCAGAGAGAATGCTCCTGCGGGCGTTGCGATCGCGTACAAGAGGGCAGAAGGCATTTCCTTTGGTGTTGTCCAGGGGAAAAAAGACAGTACGGCAAAGGTCGCCGGGGTGATCCCGATGAACATGTCGTACTCCGGAAATGCAAGGCCCGGGCTTCAATCGAAAACAACGTTCCAGGCAATAAAGGCCGGCGAAAGAACCCACACAACTCGATGGGACAAGCAGGCTCGCGAAATCCGCAAGTATAAAACTGGAGACATCGTAGAAATAACCTCGACAAAAGAGGGAAGTATACTGGCGAGGATAACATCTCCGGCGTATCCGATATCCGCAGATGCGCTGATGAACGATCCTGACGCATTGGAGAAATGGTCGAGAAAAGAAGGGTGGTCCACCCAGTATGGTCTCGATATCATGCGAGAGAGAGGGGACGCGTGGGGGATCAACTATGAGCTGGCACCGCCTGGCGCCACTGCCGGGCAAGTTGCCAAGCCAAAAAGCGAATACCTTTCCTTTGACGAGCTCAAGGCAAAAGCACAGGAGCTGTACGACACCAGCAATATAGATATCCAAGAAAAGAAATTGTTTGGGCCTGGAGAGAAACCCTTTATGGCAAAGGCCGGCGGCGGCAAGGTGACTGTAGCGAGCCTCTTGTTCGGATCGAAGGTCCAGAAGTTTGTAAGCGAAGGTATCGCTGGTTCGGCCGCCGAAGCCCAACTATACGCCATCGGTCATGAAATCGGCCACATTCGGCAAGAAACACCTGGAGCCAAAGTCGTCAAGGCGAAGATCCAGTCCATTCTGGATGCAATGCCATCCGAGGCGAAGGGCCAAGCGTACAAGAGGCTGGCCGGGAAGCTCGAAAATGCAGGCAACTACGGGAACCCCAAAGTCTGGGCAAACGAAATATTTGCAGACGTCCATGCGGCCGCATACTCTGGCAGCGGCGGCGGCCTACTTACTAACGAACTGCTGAACAAAGACCAATTCAACGAGCTGGTCGATCTGGCCAAAAGTAACCTTGACCAGATGAAGGAGCCTCTCATGACCAACAGCATAAACTATCTTCCGATACCGGAAGATGACTACGAGCC